AAGATATAGTCAATGAGTCTATTACTAAGCCCGAAGGTGGTTCAATCGTAGAATTGAATACAGAGGATTTAGAACAAGCGGATAATGTTAAAAAACTAATTACAGAGGAATTTGATAACATAGTCAAAATCCTCGACTTTAATAATAAGGGTTATGATTTATTCAGACGTTGGTATACTGACGGACGATTATTCTTCCACGTTATTATTAACGAGAAGGGTGAGTCTGGTATCAAGGAATTGAAACAAGTAGACCCTACTAAAATCAGGAAAGTAAAAGAGGTTGAGAAGGTTAAAGACCCTAAAACTGGTGCAGAGTTACTTCGTACCGTTGGGGAATACTACCTTTATCAAGATGACAGTATGAATCAAACAGGGGAAGGTTTAAAGATATCCCCAGATGCAATCATACAAGTTAACTCAGGATTACTCAACGAGAAAAGAGATAAGGTAATTGGGTATCTACATAAGGCACTCAAACCAATGAACCAACTATCTATGATGGAAGATTCAATGGTTATCTATCGTATATCTCGTGCGCCTGAAAGACGAATTTTTTATATTGATGTTGGTAACCTTCCAAAAGGAAAGGCAGAAGAATACCTCAACAATACAATGAACAAGTATCGCAACAAGATTGTATACGACCCTACAACAGGTGATTTAAAAGACGAGAGAGACCATAAGAGTATTATGGAAGATTTCTGGTTACCACGTAGGGAAGGTGGTAGAGGTACAGAGATTACTACACTTCCTGGTGGTCAAAACCTAGGTGAAGTAGAAGATGTACAGTATTTCCAGACCAAACTATATAGGTCTTTGAATGTACCAATGTCAAGATTGGAAAATGATGCAGTATTCCAAGTTGGTCGTTCTTCAGAAATAACCAGAGATGAACTTAAGTTTCAAAAGTTCATTGATAGAATCCGGATTAAATTCAATGGTTTATTTATGCAGGCCCTTGAAAGACAACTTATCCTTAAAAAGATTATTGTTCCGTCTGATTGGCCTGAGATTAAATCACAGATATCTATTGATTTCTCTAGGGATAACCACTATGCAGAACTTAAAGATACAGAAGTATTGACTGCAAGACTAGAAGTACTTGCATTAATGGACGAGTATGTAGGTACATATTACTCGAAAGAATGGGTAAAACGTAACATTTTGCGTCAAGATGATGACCTAATGAAGGAAATCGAGAAACAAAATGAGGAAGACCCAGCAACTGATGAAGAAGATGAGGACATGTAATGCATAAATAGTATGCGAAATCACAAATTTTATAAATATATTATACGGAGACAGTATGAGCATTGACGAATTAATTGGTAATGTAAAAAAGGGAGACGTTCAATCGTCTAATAACAGTTTCAACACACTTATGGCAGATAAAATAAATTCTGCTTTAGATGGAAAGAGACAAGAAATCGCTCAAGGTATGTACGGAGAAGAAGTTCCTGTAGAGGAACCAGCGGATACTGAAGTAGCGGTGGAAGAACCTACAGCAGAGGAAACACCGAGTAGTGAAGACGTTTAAAGAATCTTTCGACATTATAATTGAAAAGAAAATGAAACTGCCATCTGGTGAGAAGGTAGTTAAAGAATTATCTCGTTTGGGTAAAAAGAAGAACGTTACTGCTGTTATTAGTAAGAAAGGTTCGAAGTTTAACCTATATGTGGACGGTCAGATGGTTGACGGTTTCAAAGACGAGAAGTCTGCCGATAAGGCACTAAAAGAATTTATTAAAGTTATGGGTATTTGAAGAAATTAATAAAAGGAACTAATATGAAGTTAATCGCAGAATACACAGATACAGACCTTGGTTACTCAATAACTGAAGATGCAAAGAGCGGTAAGAAGAATGTTTTTATCGAAGGAGTCTTTATGTCTGCTGAATCCAAGAACAGAAATGGAAGAATTTATTCCAAGAAGGTTCTTGAGAAAGCAATTGAGAAATATAATCAAGACCAAGTAATTACAGGTCGTGCAGTTGGTGAGTTGAATCACCCTGACGGCCCATCTATTAATTTAGATAAAGTTTCTCACAGAATTACCGAACTCAAGTGGGACGGTAACAATGTGATGGGAAAGGCACTAGTTTTGGATACCCCTATGGGTCAGGTCGTTAAAGGCTTGGTTGAGGGTGGTGTACAACTTGGAGTGTCAAGTCGTGGTATGGGAAGTTTGGAAAGTAAGAATGGAGCTAACTATGTTAAGGATGATTTCCTACTTAACACAGTTGATATCGTTCAAGACCCGTCGGCTCAAAATGCGTTCGTTAATGGCATTTATGAGGGGACTAATTGGTCTATGGACGAAGAAGGTCATTTTATACCTTTCAAGACTGTTGAAGAAGGTGAGACTGAAATGATGGAACCAGAAGTAGTTGAAGAAGAACCTATTGTCGAAGAAATTGTCGATAATAGTAAATCTGAAATTGCAGGATTCGAACATTTCCTCTCTAAACTATAACTCTCTAAAGGAGAATACAATGTCTGAAAAAATTAAAGACGAAGTTGCCGACGAGACTGTAGTTGAGGAAACTGTGGAAGAAGTAGTTGAAACTACTAGTGAAACGGAAACACCTTTAACTAAGGCTCGTACGTTATCAGCAATTTATGCTTCTTTACAAGAAAAAAGTAAAGAGGAACTTGACGAGTTATTGGAAGCATCAAAGAAGAAAGCAGAAGCTGCTAAAGCGAAAGCTAAAACTGAAGATGATGACGAAGATGACGAGGAAGATGATGACGAAGAAGATGAGGGTGATGTAGAAGAAGGCGCTGAACCAAAGACCAAAAAACTTTCTAAGAAGAAAGTTAAAGCGGACGACGGTTCGGAAGGCGACGTAGTAGAGAAGAAGGGTAAATTCAAGGAAGATATTGATGCACTTGCTAAAGGTGAAGAATCTCTTTCTGAAGGCTTTAAAGAAAGAGCTGCCACGATTTTCGAAGCTGCATTACAGGAAAAAACTGCTACTAAAATCGCAGAGTTAGAGGACACTTATGCCTCTGACCTTGCTGAAGAAGTACAAGCGGTTAAAGAAGACATGGTAGACAAAGTAGACGGTTATCTTAACTATGTAGTTGAGAACTGGATGAAAGAAAACGAAGTTGCAATTGAGCATTCTTTGAAATCTGAAATCACAGAATCGTTTATTGAAGCTATGCATGGTGTCTTTACAGAGCATTACATTAATGTTCCAGAAGATAAGGTTGAAATTGTTGATGCCTTAACTGAGGAACTAACTGATGCTAAAGACCAACTTAACAAGTCTACTGAAGATGCGAAAGAACTATCTGAGAAAGTTAAATCTTTCGAAAGACAAGCTGTCATATCTGAGGCGTGTGAAGGTCTTGCAAGTACTGAAGCTGCAAAAATTCAGAAGTTATGTGACGGTATAGAAGCCGACGATAACGCTGATTTTGCGACTAAAGTTGCAACAATAAAGGAGTCTTACCTTTCTAAGGATACAGCGACGGACGACACAGAAGTGGACGCCATCTCTGAAGACAAAGCAGAAGTTGAAGTAACTGACCAAATGGCCAAGTACATCGCTGCTATTAATAAAACCAAGTAATTTTAAAGGAGAAAACATGTCAATAGAATTACAAGCTGATACTTTACAGGAAAAATGGGAACCTGTATTGTCAACTGACGGTGGTATCACAGACTCTCACAAGAAGTCTGTAACTGCAGTTTTGTTGGAAAATCAGGAAATTGCCCTTAAAGAGGATATGGTTGCAGGTGGTGGAAATGCTACAGGCCCTGTCGATAACTTCGACCCTATCCTAATCTCGCTAGTTAGACGTTCTACTCCAAATCTTTTGGCGTTCGACGTTGCTGGTGTTCAACCTATGAAAGGCCCAACTGGTTTGATTTTTGCAATGAAATCAAACTATGCTGACGGTACGGACGGTACTGATGAAACTGAAGCTTTGTTTAACGAAGCAGATGATTCATTCTCTGGTGCTGGTTCTGCTGGTTCAGGTACTGGTATGGCGACTGCAACTGCAGAAGGTAACATTTCTGCAACAATGGGTTTCTCAATCGATAAGACTTCCGTTACGGCTAAGTCACGTCAATTGAAAGCACATTACACGCAAGAACTTGCTCAAGACCTTAAGGCTGTTCATGGACTTTCTGCTGAAACTGAATTGGCAAACATTTTGTCAACTGAGATTCTTCAGGAAATTAACCGTGAGTTAATCCACAAAATGACTACTAACGCTAAGCGTGGTCATGGGTTTGACGCTGCTGTAGGTGCTACTGCTG